AGATGGATTTAAAGGAAAGTAAGACTTTAATTAGGGATATGAAAGACGTAAAAAATAAATATAATCAATTAGATGGTGTTCCTCAATTAGATATTTTTAATTTGGATGATATTAATAATAGTGAGTGGACATATATACATCATAAAACATTTACAGACACGGAACGACTTGAAGAGGGTGAAAAAACACAAACTACTACTCCTAAAGACGATACAGGAACAAGGAAAATAGATGATTTTAAAGTTTTAAATATTCTTAAAAATGCAATAGATGATGTTGAAAAAAATATAACTAAAGATAAATATCCTGAAGCATATAACTTATTATTAGAAGAGAAAAAGCGTAAAAGTGGATTAATTTTTAGATTAAAAGAGATTTATGGTATTCCTAAAAAACACAAATCAGATAAAGACCTTGAAATGTTTAAAAAAATATTAAATACAGGAAAGACTACTACTAACAGTGAAAATGAATTAATTAAACGCCTTGCTGAATCATTAAATGGTTATTTAAATAATAATGAAAAAATACCTAAAAGATATTCTAAAATTATAACAGACTTCGGATTTATAAAATCCAAAAAAATATTATATGCTATATTTGATAAATTAGATATTACATTTGATAATCAATATATAAGTGATAAATCAACAGAATTGTTAACTGAATATTTTGATATGGATTATGAAAGTACTATTAAATTTATAGAAGAATTTATTGAACCTATAGAATCAAATAATATTGAATTAATAAAAGAGGCAGATGAACATTTACCACTTCTTTTTAAAAAAAATAATGATTTAATTGGATATGAAATAATAAAAAAAATAATAATATTAGAAGATGAAATAGGTGATAATGGTATTGATATTGAAAAGGATAAACCTGATTTTAAAGAATTTATGTTAGAAATTGAATCTAATTTAAAAATATTAAGACTCATAATTAGTTGTATGGTAGAAATTAAAAATCCTATGAAACAATCTAGAATTGATGATTTAAATGAATCAATAAAAGATTTAAATGATAAATCAAACGAAATAACACTAATAGATGCAGACATTCCATTAGACGGAGTATCAATAAAAGAACTATACGAACTCTCTAAAGAAGTTAAACCTCAAAAACGACAATGGGTAAAAGATATTAATGATGATGGATATGAAATGACTGAAGATTTCAAAGATAGTATTAGTTATTCAAAACCTAATGAGCCTTTAGCCATTATTGATAATTTTAAAGAATTAGTTAGTAAAAGGAAAAAAATATCAAAAGCACTTAATGGTATTTTATCTGCATTGAAAATTAAAGGAAAATATATTCTTCTAGAGAAGTTAAATATAGAAATAATTGAAATAGAAACAGAAATTTTAGATATGCTTGATACTACTTTAAATAGTAAAAAAGGTGAAAAATTAACTATAGAACAATTAACAGAACGTGTTGACGCATCTATAACAGAACGGGAAAACAAATCTAACATAAATAAAATTAAGGAACTTAAAAAGAAATATGTTAAGAAATTAACAAAATTAAGTAATTTATTTAATGGTACTGGTGCTTTAGGTGAAGGGTTTGGAGATTTACCTGATAATACTAAAGAAGAAACACATCGCATGAAGAGGAAAATTAAAGATGTAAATGCTAGCCAAACAGGAGATAATATAGATAGTTTGAAAGATGAGGCTGATTCATGGTTTGATACACTTAGAGATTTAAAATTAAATAGACCAGCGCAGATACAACATATGGAATTTATAAAAACACTAAAAGAAAAACAAAGTAAATTAACAAACCCTACTGAAAAGCAATTAGATGATATTTATAATGAATATGTAACATCTATGAAAAATAACGGGTTAGAAAAATTAATTATTTCTAAACTTAAAAACATAAATTGATAAACTATACATACAAGCGAATGGATAAGGGTAAGATATGAGTTGGAAAAATATACTTAAATCTACTTCAATTTTAGAAAAAGTTGAACCTAAACAAAAAAAGAAACTTAAGAAACTTTTACAGAAAACCCAACCTACTGAATATATGGGTCAAGAGATGACTCATTTATCTGATTTATTAGATGAAATGCGTAAATTAGATTTAGTTAAATCTGATAAAAAATTACAAAAAAAGTTTGAGGGCTTTGATGAAAGGAATTTAGAAATAGTATCATCAGCAGCAGAACTTAGAAAAGATTATGAAACACTATATCGTCAATTAAGAGATATGGTTTATCCTAAGAGTAAGGGGGATTTAGAATGACTTGGAAAGATGAAATAAAGAAAGAAGACGCAGATAAGAGAAATCCTAATAATAAAACCCTACGACAGGGAACTGATAGTGCCGTAATTCGTGAACTTGGAGGGCGGGTAAATAATTTACTAGGAAGTTTAAAATATATTCAAAGGTTGTTTGAGGATTTGGCAAAAGGCGACACAAATCCTGAAGATGTTGAATGGGATAAGGAAGCCGAGACAATAAAAGATATACTAATAAAGGAGAAAATTGAGTGGTACAGCAGAATCACCTGAATTTGCAGATACGACAAAATTAAGGTGATTAAATGAGTTGGTGGAAAGATATAGTAAAGATAAATGATAAAGGTAGCATTGCGGAAGAATTAGAAGATATAGCAGACGAATTAGAAAGTTTGGAAATAGAGCCTTTTTCCAAATTAGATTGGGGTGATTTTGAGCATTTAGCATATGAGCGATTTCCAAAATTAGACGGAAAGTTATCAGAAGAAGATTTTAAATATATTGATGAGAAATTTAACAGGTTAGAACATGCTAAAGAATCCTACAATAGTGCTTTGCTTCACTTAATTCAAGGCTTAGTAGATACATCTGATGAATATAAGGAAGAAACGAATAGTAAGAAAGATACCAATATGCGACAAACTCCTTCAGGTGGAATGGGTGAAGTTCATCCAGCATATATAGATTACAAACTAAAGGATGATGAAATGTGGGGAGAACCAATGGGTGATGGACTAATGCTGCCTGTTAAAGTAGATAACCAATATGGTGCAGAATATTAAGGAGATGATTAAATGAGTTGGAAAGATATAGTTAAGAATGAAGATGCAGAAATGGCTTCTAGAATTAGTGATATTGCAGGTGGCGGAACAAAATATATACCAAAAGGAACTGCGTTTATACCTACTGCATCAGATTGTAAAGTAAGAAAATGTGAGGCTACCAAATGTGGTCATAATAAAAACTTAAAATGTTCTTTACCTGAAGTAACTATTAGTGATAATGGGAGTTGTTTAATGAATACTGAACATCCTTTAAGTCCTACATTACCTGAACCGAAATATATAGGAACTAAAATATATAAACCGAGAGATGGTAAATAATGAATATGAAAAGAGAACTTAAAAGATTAATAACAGAAGAACTAGTGGCAGCATATCGAAGGAATGGTTTTTATGAGTGAAGAAAATGAAATGTTATTATTATTAAAAGAATTAGTAAGTAAAGTGAAACATCTTGAAGAAGCAGTTTATCATAAAGATAACTTACTTATGAAATCAGGATTAGTAGTGGTAGATTCTCCTTCACCAATGATGGACAGTACAAATATTCCTATGAGTGGCAGCCCAATAAAAAAGAGTATGGAATGGGAAGATATACACGAATTAGTAAATACAATGGGGTGAATAAAATGCCGGAAAAAGTAACAAGAGAAGAAAAAATATTAGAACTAGCGATTGCAAAAGCCAAAGAAGTAATTCAAGAGGCTAAACATTTAGGAACTTTAGAACTTAAAGAACCATTAACAGGTGAAGAAGTTAAGGTAGAGAAACCTAAAGAAAATCCTAAAGAAGTTAAATTGCCTCAAACTAGTAATATTGAAGGAAAAGAAAATAAATCTAACTGAGTGAGGTATTATGCCGCAAACAGGGGTTATTTTTGAAAAGGAAAAAGATACTTTAACTAAACGAGTATTGGATTTTTTTGAAAGAGTCAGATATTCTTATTTATCTGCTAAAGAAAACCCTTCTGATTATAACAAGAAGTGGCGAAAAACAGTAAAGGAAGTTAGAAATCAGTTTGATTCTTTAGATGATTTTACTAGAGAATTAAAAAAATATTTGAAAGAAGATATAGTTTTTTCAGAAGAAGCATATGACCCTGAATCTAGACAAGCAAAAGAAATTTATGAAGGTGTTAAAAGTCTTAGGTTCAAATCTGATAAAGTAAGCGACCCATTTTCAAAACAATTAGGTGATGATGTAATCAAAGAATTTATGAAAAATGAATCTATGTTATTAGCATTTATTCATTATGCAGTGCGTTCTCATACTAATCCTATTCCTGATAAATCTTGGAATGCACATAATTTACAACCTGATAATATTACTCAAGGATATATGGGTTTGGATTTAGAACCTAAAGATGTTCCTATTTATATTATTGAACATTATGGTGATGAAAATGACGATACTAGAAGAATAGAATCTAAATGTAAACACGCATTTAAACAATTAGAAAAAATATATTTAGAAAAATATAATGAAGAACAATGGGATTCATTATTAGAATTAGATATAACAAAAGCAGGAATAGATTTTATTCAACCAAATAAACCAATGTATAGGATATTTGAAATAGATGATTTAGATGATATTAAAGGTTTAACAGGTGAATTTGTAGTTCAAGAAAAATATGATGGAATGAGAATACAAATTCATAAGTTTGATAATAAAGTTAAAATTTATTCTTTTAATCAAAAAGATATTACTTTAAAATGCCCTGAACAAGTTAAACATATGGAAAAGAAACAGTTTGGTGATTGTATCTTAGATGCAGAATTAATGTTATTCTTAGATGATGAGCCATTACAACGAGCAGACACTATTACTCATGTTTTCCATAAAAAAACTGAAGGTACACTAAAGGCTCATGTTTTTGATATTATGATACATGAAGGAAAAGAAATAACAGAAGAACCTTTAAGAGAAAGAATTAATATTTTATTATATCAATATGCTCAACACTCTTCTGAAAATTTAGCATTTCCTTCTAAAAAAGATACTCGTATTGCAGATTCTAAGAAAGAAGTAGAAGAGTATTCTAAAGATATTATGAAATTACCTGCTTCTGAAGGAGTAGTTATTAAAGATATAGAATCTACCTATTATATTGGAAATAGAAAAAATCCAAAATGGATTAAATGGAAAAAATTTGTTGACTTAGATGTGATAGTTCTAAAAGATAGAAAAACTAAAAGCAATTTACATTCTTATACAATGGGTATAGGTGCAGTTACAGCAGAAGTTGCTAGAAATTATGCAACTGTTGAATTTGAAGGGAAGGATTATTTAGAAGTTGGTAAGGCTTTAAACACTAAAATCAATGTAGATGTTGGTAGTATTGTTAGAGTTAAAGTTGATGAAGTTACTAAAAATAAAAATGGTTTTAGTTTGTATTCCGCTAAAGTGATAGAAGTTCCTGAAGTTACTCAATCTGATAATATCGCAACATTAGAAAAATTAGCATCTAAAAGTAAAAAATCATTATCTGCTATACGCGGTTTAGTTTCAGGAGTTGTTCCTAAACCATTTAGAGTTATGAGTGGTTTAGAGTCTGATTTAGTAAAACCTAAAAAACTAAAAAAGGGATATTATATTACAGACGATATACATGGAACTGCTGAAATTATATTAAAAGAAAATTTAGAAGGCTATACTTTATATGGATTTGAAGGAGATAATTTAATGGAGAAAAACGCTTTACATAATATTGATTTGTGGAAAGAAGAATTAAATCAATTAATAAAAAGTAAGCGTTCTGAGTTAAGAATATCTATAAGAAATGAAATATTAAATAGCGGAAATGATGAATTAGAATTTGAAAAAATAGTTTTATTTGTAAAGAAAGAATACCCTGATTTATTCCAAAGTTTATTTAAATCAGTAGAATCTAAATTAATGTCTTGGATGAAAAAACAAGATTCATTCATTTACAAACATCCTAATAAATTCTTTTCTAATGAAGAAATTTTAGAAAAAGATGTGGATGAAAATATAATCTATAAGGAAGATTCTAAACAAGGAAAATTTAATATTTCTCTTCAAGAAGATGGTAATATTAATTTTGTAATTAATTATAAAAATAAAAGATTAGCATGGTTAATAGATATTGAAGATACTGATGATATTTATAATTTATTTGGTAAATCTAATAAATATCCTGCTATTGTTGCAACTAATATAAATGAAGGTAAAATTATAGATAAGGGGATAGTAACATTAGGTGTTCAAAAAGACGGTTATCATGAATATAAATTAGAAGGAGATAAGTTTGAAACTAGACTACATCTAAGAGTTGTTCCAATAAATGAAAAGAAAACATGGATTGCTTGGACAGGTAAGAAACAATCAATGTTAAAGGATGAAGATGATGTTAATATATGGAATATTAATGAGGATAAATATAGTAATTTAAAATTTCCTAATAAAAATAGCGATTAGTTAATATAGTAAAAGTTAAAAATTAAAAAATAATGCTGATGCAGCCTACACTTTTGTTGAAAGCAAATTCTCATCATGAATTTACTATTCTTAAGTCTGATAATTTAGTTATTGGTGGATATGCTTCTATAGAAATAGTAGATAAACAAAACGATTTAATTACATTAAGTGCTTTAGATGAAGCAGTTGTAAAATATATGGGTGAGAAGAAATATAGAAATGTAATGTCTAATCATTCTAATGTGCAAGTTGGAGAAGTTATTGAAAAATATCGTGATACTAATGGAACTTTACATAAAACCGGTGTAGATGATGTAGGGTTTTATGTTGTTATTAAGTTAAGAGAGGACATAGAAAAAGCAAAAGAAATTTCAAGAAGTATTAGAAAGGGAACACTTCGTTCTTTTAGTATTGGGGGTCAAGCGATTTCTAAGAAACAAAGAACATCAGAAGAGTTTGGCGAATACAATGAGATAGACAGATTAGAGTTACACGAAGTAACTATCTGCGAAAAGGGTATTAATCCCGAAGCAAAATTCGACATTTTAAAAATGGAGGACAAAACAATGAGTGAAAAATTAGAAAAAGCACTTGAAGAGTTGAATGACTTAATGAAACAAGTTAACGGACTCGGAGAGCAAGAAAATGAAGAAGTAACGAAGAATGAACAGTATATGGACACTGAAGAAGAACCTGAAATGGAAAAGGGAGATTCTGAAGAAGAAGAGGAAGAACTGAAGGCTCTAGATGAAGATACAACTAGAGATTATGAAGCAGGAGAATTAGTTGTTAGCGGCGGTAAACCAACAGCAGCACCTTCTGAACTAAAGAGTGAGGGTCTAAATGACTCTGATTTTAGTACTCTTAACCTAAGCGCAGAGAATGTTGAAAAGGCATATGTGCAGTTTAAAGCAGAACAGATGGAAAAATACGCTTATGATAATCTAAGCAAGACTTTTGAATCTAGACTTGCTGAAGAACTTTCTGTAAAGAAAGCAAACCATGAATCAGCATCATACGATGCCCGAACAGATGTAGCAGCACTAAAAGAAGAGTTTGTATTACTACGCAAATCTCTATCAAAAGAAAATGAAACAATTCGCAAGAGCGCAGAAGTGTCTATGACGCTACCTGAAGGAATACCTACAAGTTTAGAAGCAGCAGCATCTATGACTTGGGATGACGTTCACAACCTAGTGAGGGGTGATTAAATATGAGTGGATATATTAAGACAATGAAAGATTTAGAAGCAGCAACATACGGATATGGTGGAACTGGTAGCGGCAACGCTTTGCTTAAAGCAGGTGGAGTCGTTGGTGGATTTGGAACACCTCACGATACTAGTGCTAATGCATTTACCGGTGCAGCAGGATTAGGAGATTTATACAACCTATTATACGGACAAAAAGTTTGGTCAGTATTAAACCAAGAAGTTAACCCTCTTGCAATGCTTGCAAAGCGACCTTACACATCTAGTGGTTGGAGAGTACTAAAGAGCCGACCTATTGGTGGTTCAAGTGCAGCATTCGGAACTGGTACTAATGCAGTAACAGCAGCAATGACTTCTGCTCAGGCAGAAACACCTAGAGCAGACCAAATTGGTGGTGTTGGAGAAAACGCAGCATTAGGTGGTGCAGATGGATTCAGAGCAATCGCTCCTGAATATACTAAACTATATGTTAGCCCTAAGACTATTGCACATCTATTTGAGTTCTCAGAACTAGGAATGGAAATGGCTGCAATTGATGATGGTGTCGGAGATATTCGCGCTATCGTTAGAGAAGACATGGGTAAGTTACACGCTGAAGTACAAAGCAAGATGTTAGTTATGCCTCTTGAAAAGTATTCAGAGAACGGTACAACTGGAATTGAGAAGAATTATACTTCTCTAATGAAGATTATATCATCTGCTGCTGAACTTGCAAAGATGGCTGATGACGACGTATTCTATCACAACCAAACAAATAATGGTACAGCAGCACAACTTGCTGATGCTACTACTATCTTTGGTTCAACTAGAACTGTTACTGTTGATACTAGCGGCGGAACAGGTGCTTACACTTACACAGGTGTTGCATCTTTCCTAGACGCAGAAGTTGACTTCGGTACTGATTATACATCAGGTAATTGTAGAGTTTTAACTCTAAGCATACTTAATGATATGATTCGTAGAATCCGCACTAACGGTGGTAATCCTAAAGTTATCATTACTGGATATGATACCATACAGAAACTTTCTGATTTACTACAATCACAAGAGCGATTTATGGATAGGAAAGAAATAGTTCCTTCCCATAATGGTGTTCGTGGAGTAAAGGGTCAAGAAGTAGGTTTCCGTGTGGCAACCTACTACGACATACCAATTATCCCTGCTAAAGATATGCCGTCAACTGGTCAATCAACAAGCAACAGGTTAAGTGATATGTTAATTCTTGATACAGACCATCTTTGGTTATCTGTAATGAAGCCTACTCAGTATTTTGAGGATGGAATTACTAGTGGAAATCCATTCGGTGTTGGTAAACTTGGAAATCAAGGTATGTATCGCACAATGGGCGAAACATGCTGTTCCTTCTTCAAGGGTCAAGGTAAGATTACCAACCTAAAGAGTGCTTGAGATACTTAAATAATAAGTGAAATGTAAAGTAGTAGCCTCTACTCCGAAACATCGGGGTAGGGGTTACTACCCTTTAAAAAATGGTGATATTATGGCATTAATAAGATTGAAAACACATAGAGTTGAAGGCGCATTAGAAATTAGAGGGGTTGGAGAAAAAATATATTCTCTTACAGCACAAACCCCTTGTGAAGTACCTGCTAGAATCGCAGCACTTTATTTAGGAGATGAAGCAATCCAAGTTGACTTTACAGTTGATGATAAAAAGGATATTGCTAATTTACCTGAAAATAGAATTAAAGCAATACGACGACATTTAGGTGTAGAAGGCGATGTTAATGATATATTATTTCCTAAGAAAGTAAAAACTCCTGTTAAAAAGCAGGTTGAAGCAGTGGTTGAAGCAGTGGTTGAAACTGTTGTCCCTAAAGAAACAGTAAAAGAAAAGAAACCCGTTGCTAAGAAAACCACTACTAAGAAGAAAACCACTAAGGATGTGAAGTGATGGTTTCAGCAGGTAGTCCTGTTAAAACATCTAGTGCAGTATTGAATGACGGTAGATGTAAAATGACCAGCATTCATTTTTGTTCTACTGGAACTGCAACATTAAAATTATATGACCATAATAACACTACTGTTGGTTCAGCAGATGAAGTTGCTAGATTAATTCTTACTGCTAATAATACTATTGAATTTGATATGCACGACAGAGCAATGGGAACAGGTATAACTGCAATACTATCCGGTTCAGGTGGCTCATATTCCTGCACATGGAGTTGATGTGTTTGCCTAGTATTGATACAGATACAAGACTAGTAATGACTATACTATTTGTTGGTGCAATTAGTGGAACAAATATTTATTTCTATACTTTATATGGTATGGATTTCCCATACACAGGACTTTCCCATGCAGTATTATTCGGTATATGCACAGTAGGGGGTATCATGTTATTGAAAGCACTATTTGATTTAATGTTAAATGATGTAATAGAAGATTTCCTGCTACAAAGAAAAATAGATTCTTATTGGAATAGAAAAGCAAGGGATGAAGATAATAGAAAGAGAGTTAGAGAATCATTAAGAAGTTTCAATCAAACCTTCGGTCAGCCGGTGTATGGAGATGCTAACTTACCTACAATGCAACAAAACCAACAACCGCAATTTGATAGCAATACAATAAACCCTACATTTTTAACTGGATTTAACGAGTAGTGATTAAATGGTATCTGAGATACTAATGGGGTTCGATGAATCCACATTAGCATATGATTTGCAAAGAGCGCACTCTGCTGATATTTGGTTTCTTAGAGCGAGGTTTTGGTTATGGGGTATAATCTCAACAGTAATAGGTTTTTTGATAGGTCATGCAATACCTTTATTTGGGTATAATTTATATTCTTCTACATGGAATGGGATTGTTAATTTATGGCATCATTTGGTGTGATTAATAATGTCGGTGATGGCGGGTTTCGCTATTTTATTTGTAGAAGGAATGAATAGAATCTATCAAAGATTACATTCAATTCCTTTTGGAGTATATGGTGCAAGTAAAGTAGGTAAAACTACTCTACATCATCAATTAAGAACTAGAGGTGAAATCCCTGCTATTACAGATAGAACTGTTGGATTACAACGACCATCTAGAAAATTTGTAAAATTAGATGGTGATGCTCATACCATTAAAACTGCTGATGTTGGTGGTGAAACAGTATTTTGGAATGAATGGGTTCAAGACATGAAAACTAGAAAAGTAAAATATATTATTTTTATGATTGATGATAGACATATGGATAAACATTATGATATAGAACAACAATTATGTTGGACTTTTTTAGTTGATACAATTTGTACTCCTTATTGGAACCACAAAGGAAAAAAACAAAAAAAGAAAATACATGATTACCCTGTTGCAGTTGGATTATGGGCTAATAAACATGATTTATGGAAAGATAAATATGACTATACATCTATTGAAAAACATCCAATATTTGACTCATTTAGAAATGGTATGCAAAAGTTAAATGATAAAGGAATACCTTGTTATAAATACATAGTAAGTGCTAAATCAGATTCAGAAATGGTATATAGGGGAATCCTAACAATGATAAAGGATTACTAATGGGAGAATATCACATGGCAATGAATTTCAACCCCCCAAATTTAATAGGCGCACAATCAGCACATATTACTTCAAACCCATATTTAGATACTTTTAGTACTGCGAGAGCAGCAGGGTCAGTAATGCAATATGAATATAAAAATTTAAAACCCAAAAAACAATTGAAGGAAATAATTAAAGTTTTAATGCCTGAGAAAAAAACATTTCTTAAATTCCCATATAAATTTAAATATAATATTAAAGATAGATGTGTTGTATGTGGCTCTCAAAAAATATGGGAAGCAGGAGATTCTATGCGCCCCCCTTTACCATTACATAAAGTAAGAAGGGGCTATCCTATGAGGGGAACTTATTGTAATAAACACGCAACAATCCATAAGCAATATGAAATGTTAGAACAACAAATGTTAGCAGAAGAACATGGTCTTTCTTTTAGTGCATATATTCCTTCTGCTAAAATGTTAAACCCTTTAATTTCTGCCCCATTGACTAGTTTAAAACAGACAGACATGCAATCATTATCTTCATTAGGTTGGACAATTAAACCACCTACTATGGGTATTGAATCTAAAGAAGAAGAATTATTTAGATTAGTAATAGAAACTAACAGTATTAATGAGCGAGTCAAAACTCTATTAACCGATGGCGTTAAGGTCGCAATTGTTACGGAAGAGGTGGTTGAGTAATGGGGTTATTTGGAACGAGTAATAGTAACTTATCAACACAAATGGGGGCGCAACAGCAAACCCAATTTAAAACAATCAATAACCTTTTAACTTTACAAGAAAATCATGTTGAAGATTTCTTTCAATATCACGGTGAATCATTTTTAAAGGCAATGGAAAAACTAATTGAAGATACTGTTCAAAGAGCAGTTAGCCAAATGTTAATTAAGTTAGAATTTAATCAAAGTTCTAGTGGTAATCTTGTTATATCTCCAGATGCTCTTACTGAATTTACTAGGATTACTCAAGAAAATATTGATTTAGATATGGCTAATCTTTTGGCTACTGCTATTAATAGTGAAGTTGTAATGCAACGAAGGATGGCTAAACAACAATATCTTGAAGCACAAGGGTTCTCATCTCCATCACAACCCCAATCTCAAACTCAAACACCAATGGATATGCGGCAACAAATGGGTATGCAGCAACAAGGTATGAACCCTCAAGGCTTAAATCCTAGCCAAATACAAGGTGGTAACATGAGTACTAATTTTAATAATACTATGAACCAACAACAAATGGCATTACAAAATGGCAGTGGTTATCCTATTCCCCCACAAGGATATGATAGTATGAATAATCCTTATTGGATTGACCCTCAGACCGGTCAGCCAACATACACCCCACCACAGAGCGGTTTAGGTCTAGCACAAGGATTAGGCAAAGCAGTTGCTTGGGCTAAATGGCTTGCTTAAGGTGGTTTAATGAATGGTAAAAATTACTGAGAGAATTATACCTACTTTACCTACTTCAATTACATTAACAGAAGAAATAGTTAATGGTTGGGAAATAATTAATCATACAACAAAAGATGATAACATAATAGTTTCTAATGATAATGTACCCAACCTTTTTTTAGATTACGCTGCTTATATTTTTTCGGATAGTTTTTTAGACATAACATCTAAAATGGAACAAAGTGAAGATAAAATTCAACTGTTGTTAAATGTTCAACTGGAAGATTTAAGAGCAGAATATCCTAACCGTAAAACTTCTAAAACAAATTTAACAGAACTTGAAAATTGTTTAAAAATAATAGTAGTGGATAAATTATCAAACTCTACTTTATTAGGGATTATACAATTATTACATAATGAAGGATATATAGAAGATGATATTCTTACTACGCGAATAATAAAACGCATTGGAAAAAAAACTGTAGCAGAAGGGCTTGATAAAGGAAATCTTAAAGAGATATTAGAAGAAACGGAATTATCTACTAGTAGTGATAAAGATGCAGTAGCAGATACAAAAAACGAAGAAAAGGAAATACGAGAATCTACAATAGATTATAAAAGTACAGTAGTAAAGGAAATTGAGAATAAAATCCAAACATCAAAACCTATTTTAAATACTAAAATATTAGAAAATCATTTATATGTAGATATTAAAAAAGAAAAGATAACTATTACAATAAAAATATTAGATTATATTAAAAATGTATTTGATAAACCATTTGGTGATTGGGATGAGTCGGGTTTTCCTTATAATTTTGTAGAAAAAGATACATTTTTAAAAGAAATACAAGTAAATGAAATTTTTGATATAATTACTGATTTATATAATGGTAATAAAAATCTATATGAATGGTTGGAAAAAACAAAAGAAATGAAAGAGTTTGATAAATTTAAAAAAGATTGGAAATTTAACGATGTAGAGATTAAAACAATAAATGGAATATTAGATAAT